GAGCCTACCGAAGTTACAATTGGTAATTTAACAAGAGGTTGTAATAAAATCACCTTTAAAGCTAATGGTGATATCGAGGTGGATTGCCAAAATAATGTAAATATCAATGGTTCAACTATAAATCTAGGTGACGCTAATTCACTTGTTTTAAATCAAAATGCTAATTTATCTGTTACTATTCCAAGTGGTTCAAGTGCTGGCACTTATGCAGTAGATATAAATGCTGCTGGACAAACTAAAGTTAATGCTTAATTAATTCTTTACATCATAATATAAATATCTTAATATATTTTTATAACTTAATTTTAATAAAATGATTAATGATAGATTAGATATTAACACTAATATAATATATGCTGAAAACATATTATCTAAAAAAGATAGTAAAGTAATTGGTCATATACATTTAATGCTTTATGATAATAAACCACAATCTATACCTCATTTAGAATATGAAATAAAAGACATAGAATATCATAATAAAAAAATTATGAGCAAGCTATTACCTAGCTTTTTAAAAAAATGTAAAAAAAGAGGTAACACGCAAATTATAGCTTTAACTTATGGAGATAATATAGCTAGTATAAAACTATTAGAAAAAAATAACTTTGTAAGATTTAGGCAAAGTGGCAAATTATATACTTATATAACTGATTTAAACCATAAAAAAGCTAAAATTGAGAAAACAGTTAATAAATTTTTTAAGTTATAAAATTACTAGCTATTTCATTTTTAACTAAGCTTAAAGGGTTATTTGTAAAGCAACCTTTATTTATTAAAGTCAAATCTGTTGTTGTTCCTTCTAATGATTTATTATAAGTAACTCCTGCAATTAAATATTGACCATCTAAATTACATTTATCATCTGTTACATTAACTAAAGTATTAACTTTATATAAACTACCCAACAAATCTTCATCTCTATAATTTACAACCGTACAATTATATCTTAGTCCTTTAGCTCTTCTAACATTAATTTGCCAATTAACAGCCTTTTTCAATATTTCAGTTTTACTTGCTTCTTGTGGTAATATTATCAACCTTCTAGGGCTTCTTATCGCATCATCTGCGCCTATAGCGTTTTGATTAACGCCAATTTTATCATGAGTTATATTATCACTTGCCGCATACATTTCTATATATCTATATCTATCGATTGTATTTAAACTAATGCTGGCTTTTTTAATATTATTTAGATTACTTCCTTTAATACTTATTAAATCAGTATTAATGGTGTTGCTACCCTCTCTTGTGACTACTATATTTCCTTTATTATCTGTGGTAATTAATATTTGTGCTTTTTTTGCATATCTATCTAAAAAGGAAAATATACTTTCACCTAATTCTACACTTACAGTCTCACCATCTTCCAAAGTGTCGTCAATATCACTACTAGACTTGCTAACAGTAATATTATTATATCCATTATCAATTAAGACTTTTTCTATTAATCTGGTAATGGTTTTAATATCCTTATAACTATTAGGTTTGGCACTACTATCTATTAAATCGCTTGCTTTATCTCTTCCAGCTACCATAATCATATGAGAGCTACTATCATAATTAATATCTAAAGTTTCAACATAACCAGTAAAAACCAAATCTTTATCAATATATAATTTAATTTCATCTTGTAGCTTTATAGGTGATAAAGATTTTCTAGTATCGTCTGTATTTTCCTTAGCTACTAATGTAGCTGTAAAAGAGGAGGCAAAAGCTTCTAATGATTTATTTATACTTATATCAGTAAATCCAGTATATCTAATACCGTTTATTTCAAAAAAAATATTATTCGCCATAACTTAATATTTTAATAGTTCCACTTACTTTGCTAGTGTCTTTTATTTTGTTTAATCTTCTTATAATTTCAAGATTATCTAAATTACCGTAAAAATCGTAAACTATACTGGCTAAATTATTAGATTGCGTTTTATATTCTATAATTCTAGGTAAAGATAGTAATAAATCATTTAAATAATCATTAACAGCGGTTCTTGCATTTAATAATAAATTATATGTAGTTCTATCTAAATCTTGTGATAAATTATTAAAAGAATTTTCTAATATTTCTTTTATATTATTTAATTGGTCTAAATCTGTATAATCTATTAAACTTGCTTGTTCATAACAACTTGCCAAAGCAGATACACTAACATAATTATTTAATAACTCTTGATTAGCTCTAATATCTATAGAAGTAGCAGAATTTCCAACAGGTGATATTTCTGAGGCAGCACTAAAAGGCGTTAAGTTTTTATTTACATTAAATATGTCTAAAGCATTATCAAAAGCCCCTTCTATATTGTCAAAAGCTGTTCTTAATTTACTTGCCAAATTACTAGGCGCTTGCACTAAAGCCCCTGCTGTATTTGTTATTTCATTAATAGCCGTAACTGCTGCGCTTATTCCATCTGCTGAGCCTTCTATTAATGCTGTAGCTCTTTTCATTTGTCTACTAACTTTTTTTACTGCTGTAGTTGCACTATTAAGCTTTTCTAAATTCTTCTGCACTGATTTAAAGCTTTTGCCCAAAAAGCTATCTTCATTATTTTTTATATCATCAACAAATTTAGCAATCTTTCCCAGGTTTCCTTTTTTCTTAACTGGAAATTTATTTCTACTAGCTTTTTCAAAGAGTATGCTAATCCTAACAATACCAAGCTCTCTTATGCTGTCATTTATACTATAATTTTTAACAACAACATTTTGTTTTTTATATATAGGGTGTATTAAAGTTCCAGCTCCTTCCTTATCTAACTCTTTAATAAACTTTGTTAAGTTATTGTTATTAGTAGTTATATCTATTAAGGCATTAACATTGTAAATCTTTTGAAGCTTGCCTAAGTCTTCGACATTTCTCGTGTTTGAATCTGGAAATTCATGAGTTACAGTTTTTCTACCGCCATTTATATTGCTATCTTGATAATGAAATTCTTCATCTCTAAATTGTGCTTGTGGATATTTTGCCACATTTACTATTGTCATAATGCACCGCCTATTGTGTTAAGCCCTACATTTAAGCCACTATTTTTATTACTAGTCATTATACTAGACATGCCTTCTGGAGCGTTTCTGAAATTAACATCTAATTGACCATTAAAAATATTTTTCACTGTATTTGAATTAATATCTTTATTAACTATATTTTGCATATCATTTTTAACAGGATTAAAACTACTTTTAATTAAATTAATCATTTTATCATTAAAAGATTCACTATTAAAACCTAATGCTTTATGCCTCATTGCTTTTTTTTCATTAAATGATAATCCTTTTTCCGCTTGCTTTTCTTTATCTCTTGTTCTAAGAAATTGACTATATTGTGTCATAAATTTAGTGGCTTTTTCTAAAGGTAAAAATGCAGTTATAGTTTCACCAATACTTGCAGCAGCACTTTTAGTTGCTCCTATAAATTTAGCCCATTTATCTGCTGTTGTGTCTATTTGCATGCCGTAAGCATCTAACATTCCAGTTCCGTTTTTAAAATCTGTATTTATATTTTTGACAGTGTTATTTAATAGTTTTAATTGTTCATCACCTAATGCAGAAATAGCTGTAAATGCCTCTTGTGCTGGTATTAATTTTGCAAGCGTATCTGTACCATAGATTTTACTTACCTCAGTTAATTTTTTTAAGATGTTCGTGAAGCCTTCCGCTTTAATACTAGCAGCACCAAAAGGCACGCCCAAAGATTTAAAATATTTTTCACTTTCTTGTGAGGGTTTTATTAATGCAGCAATAGCACCCTTTAAACCTGTAACTGCCGTTGATGTTGAAATACCACTAGTTGTAAGAGCCGAAATAGTTGCTAGAGTTTCCTCTAAGCTAATTCCAGCTATTTTAGCGTTAGAAGCCACATTACCAATATTTGACGCTAAATCCGCAACTGTAGTTTTACCAGCTTTTTGAGCAGAAAATAAAGCGTTGGCAGCAAATTTAGCACTTGTAGTTTCTTTTCCATAAGCATTGACTAGAGAAGTTATACCATCGATTGCAATTCCTAAATCCGTAACTCCAGCTTTCGCTAAAATTTGCCCTTCCTTAAAAGCGCTTATAGTGGAGGTGGACATGCCCGAAGCTGACACATTATCAAATAATGCTTTATTTACATCTAAAATACTAAAGCCAGCTTGCACTGCTGAGTGTTGCATTTTTAGTAAATCTTGTGAGAATTTATCTAAATCACTTTTATCTAATAGGGTTTTAACATTTACTAAACCCTTTTCCATACTTGCAAAAGCAACTACAGAAGCACTAGCACCAGCAGTTGCAGCAACCGACCCAACCTTAAAAGCTTTCACTGCCTTTCCACTTAAATCAACCCTTTTCTCAAACTTCTTAAACCCAGAACTCATTTTGCTTGTGGATTTAGTAACCTTTGCTTCTGCTCTTTTTAAATTACTTGATATTTTTAGTAACTTTGGTGATATATTATCTTTTAAATGTATTAAAAAGGAAGTATCAAAAGCCATTATCTCGTTTTTGTTGTGATTTTAATATATTAATTAAGTGTTGCTTAATTCGCAAGACTTTTGTATAGGGCTGCGCCTCTAGCCAGTCTATATTAATTCCACCGTTGTAATGATAGGATATATCGAAAACAATATCTTCTAGCTTTTTATCAAAGTCTATTAAGTCCAATATTGAGTAAAAAAAATTTGTATATAAGTAGCCGCAAGCAACTCATAATCTTTGAATGAAAGTTTACTATCTATATCACTAGCTTGTAATATCTGAGTTGCAGACTCATCAATAAATAAAACATTGTTATATTCTACAAAATTATAGAACATTTTATAAAACTCCTCAATATCTTCACCACCAAAATTTAAAATGGTAATAATTTCTTTTACTGGTATTAACTCGCTTTCTTGCTCTTTGCTTTCTTGCTCATCTGATATTACTTGATCTTGTGTGTTTTGCTTTTCTTGTTTACTGCTAGCTATAGAAAGAAAATGATTAAAAGAGCTTAAAAAACTTTGTCTTAACTTTAAACTTGCCCTCATTTGTATTTGTGAAGGAGCTTTTAAGTATATAATATCTTGATCAATAAATTGATTTTCCCCATCAATAACACTTTGTACTTTTATAGGAGAGCTTAAAGTAAATTTACAAATATCTTTAGTTGTCATGAAATTATAATAATGTTTATAATATAATATACATTATTAACTTATTAGCAACTAAATTATACCGCTGGATTACCCATAAATACATAATCAACTACTTCTAAATCTTCCCTTTCTGGTATTACTTCCATAAAGCAGCCAGAAAAATTTTGATCTCTAAAAGTAATTACATTATTATCATCATTATTATAAAACTCATTAAAAGTCTTGTTTGTTTCTGGTGTTACTCTAATAGGGATAGTTATTTTACACATCTTAGTGCTAATATCCTCAACCACTATTAAGCTTCCATTTACCTGTGGATATGGAGTTCTAGTTGCTGCGCCTGGTTCAATTCTTATATTTCCTTCATAAGAAATAACTTTAGTATTTACAGTTAATGCTCCTTGTTTTAATGACATTTTTTTACCTATTATTCAAAAGTTGGCGTGAAATTAATAATAATATTTCTTACTTGTGTTACTATATTAGCTATACTTTCAGCTGTGATTGTTCCTGTGCTTAATGTAATATCTACACTTTCTAAAGAATCTCTAAAAGCCGCTCTGTCTGCTTCACTAGATCTTAATAATACATATGAATTATCACCATTATAACCTGATAAAGTAGCATAATAACCCATCATTAACGCAATAAAGCCCTCCTTATTAATCATAGGCCTTCCAGCTATTAACTCGCCAGTTGTCAAAATATGCTGGCTTAAATCAGCTTTTATATTATTAAAAAAGTATTCTCTTACTAAAGATAGAGTGTCAACAGAATTTAAATATTTATAAGTAGTGTCAACCGCTCCTAAAGTATTTGTTTTATAAGTAGTAACCGCTTCATTACAAATCAACACTGTATTAGCTGGATTATTTCTTAATACAATAACTCCCGCATTTTCTAATTCAGTAACTTCCGCATCTGTAAAATCATGACCAGTTTCTATAGTAGGCAAATTAATAAATGGTGTATTGTGATAAGGAATAGCACCAAAAAAAGAGCCTCCTATATTTTGACCATTAGTTACTATTGAGCTAGTGTTAGTGCCTTTAGTTAATCTTATTTCTAAAGCTGCAAATATAGCTGCTATAACTAAAGGGCTTTCAAAGATAGCACCGCCTACATGACCTGATTCAGAAATTTTAGCATTACTCATATAACCCGAAGTTTTTTGATTATAAGAAGCTG